GTAATTAATTCTTTTTCAAGTGCAGGAACGGCACCTTCCGGAAGCTGTTTTGTCCGGCTGATAACAAGTTCAATTCTCATAATTCCCTCTACATTCAACCACTGTATATAAACACAGTATACCTGTTAGAAAGAATATTCAAGGGGTGAATAGCACTTTTTGCAAAAGCTAGCATGTTGTTTCATATCAGATTTTAGGCGGTAAAACCCGCCCGTTACCGAGGAATCCCCAGCAATGGGTGGGTTGAATTGATGGGATTTTTTTAAGTTGCGATATCTTTGGCCTGACAAGGATGGATCTATAATACTTAACAACTATGGTTTGGGGTTTTTGTAATTCTACGAATTATGTTGTTTTTTAGCTTCAGCTTTCCATTCATCAAAGGCAGTGTCTTTGTTCATGGTGCTGATATTGACCTTACGGTCAATATCATATACACGCCACTCACCGTTAGGCCTCTCTTCGCATCTAACTAAGTATGAATTACCATTAACATCTATGCGTCTGTCTATTTGCATGAACATTTTCAATTTTTGAATCCTCTTTAATATGGTGTTTTTGCCATTTCAGTAGCTTACTATTGATGAAGCGTTATTATTCACACTTCATTAATGCAAGCATCTTTATGCTATGCTACTAATTTAGCAATTGATATTCACCTTTATCGCGTACACCTTTACCGGTTCATCACCAAAGTGCGGATGCGTTATTGTTTTCACTTCATAGCCACCATACGGGACGTCAATTCTACGGCTGGAATCGTCGCGCTTCGGATATCCCTTTGTGATAATCAGGCGGTCATACTCCCTGAACATAATTCGCTTATTCCAGTAGTCATTACACAGGCGATACTCTTCCGTTTTCTCTCCGCGAATCATGGCATCGAAGTATTCACCTTTGACGGCAAGTTGCAGGTTAGCCACGGTTAAACTCCTGCGGCGGTTCTGGTAGCGGCATCCAGTGGGTTACTTTTCCAGACATCATTTCACCGCCCCATTTATCGCCATTCCATGAGCAGTTCCACTGGTAATGGCTTTTCCCGAGGTCATTTTGTTCTTCGACATAGCACCAATAGCGCCCGATTTCATCCGGCATCCGCTCACTACAGCTTATCCAACCATCCGGAATTACCGGCGCTGACTGCTCTTTAATATGCAGTCGTGGCTCGCCGTCTTTCGGCTCAGGCCACTGGCGAGACTTATTTATCTCCAGCTTTTCTATCATCGCCCTGGTAATGAATTCGTCAGAAATACCCATACGCCTTTGAGCATCCCACAATAAAAACTGCATATCAGCCCATTCAAGCGGATCGGATGGGTCGGCAGCGGCCTCTAATGCTTCTTTCGAGAGGTGCTTCAGTGGTCCTACTGGACCGACATCGCCGAACGTCTTATCTGACCACTCGGCGTGCTCGCGGCGAATACGTTCGCGTTCCAGCGATGCAAGCGCACGCTTCAGCACAATAAGAATTTTGGCGTCGTCATCGTCGAGGCCAAACGGAATATCGTCGCGAGTGTTTTCAAATTCAGCGATGGTTTGCTGTAGCCATTCTTTGGTAATAGTGGTCATGGTTAATCCTTCACAAAAATAATCCAGTGGGTTTTGTCGTTCTTCCCGGTTCGCTGGCCAATAATTGGTTTTACGTCCGTCAGCGCCAGAATTTGGCTAACCGGAATCTGCGTTTCGTTCCATTTGAAAATGAGTACACCGTGTGGCCGCAATACACGGAACGCCTCTTTGAACCCGGCTCGCAGGTCAGAACGCCATGTTTTTTTGTTCAATCGCCCGTATTTTTTACCCATCCAGGCAGTTTGTCCGACACGTTCCAGATGCGGCGGGTCAAACACCACAACCGGAAACGACGAATCAGCAAACGGTAGCGCGCGAAAATCAGCAATGAGGTCAGGACTGATAACCAGACGGCGACCGTCGCACAATGTGTGTTCTTCGGCGCGGATATCGGCGAACACGGCGCGGGAATCCTGTTTGTTGAACCAGAACATGCGAGAGCCGCAGCACACGTCTAAAATGGTTTCTGCCATCTCATTCCACCTTCACACCAATGTCAGTGCGTGTGCTATATGCAGACATGCATTGCGCGAACCCGGATTGGTCATCTGTCTGCCCATAGCTGAACCCAGCTTTCAGGCCGTCACGGAATGCGCCATCCTGCAACCTGTCGGCAGTTTCAAGCTTCGCCTCCAGTTCTACTATGCGCTGGCGGAACTGGATAACGTCATCTGTCTGGTTGCGCCATAGCTCGCACGCCAACTCAATTTCATCTATCGCATTCTCGAAGCTAAACCAGTTGCTCCATTCTGGTGCCTGGCCCATAACGGCTTTGTAGGCATCGTTCAGGGCGGATTCCGCGTCATCGCGTTCGCTGATAAGCTGAGTCTCGCTGCGTTCGAGTTCTGCTATGCGCTTACTCCCATCAGCAATAACGCCCTCGTAATACTCACGCTGTTCAGCAATACGCTTCTCTGCAGCTTCCAGTTGCTCCCGCGCCTGTCGCATATCATCACGCAGCGCAAGTGCCACGGCCTCTATTGCGTCTTTTTCCCGTTGGAGCTGAAGATTCTCATCCAGCAGCGCCAGCACAACCTGCGGTGTAACCTTCACACGAAACGCAAGCAATTTCTGCGGCGTTGCTACTGTCTCTATTGCTACAGCCGCTTCACGCAGCGCCTGTTTGTCGATGTTGCTCATTGGGCGGACTCCTGTTAAATCAGACCGGCGTCTTTGCGTTGTTTGTATTTCGCCATTAACATCTCGGCTGGCGTTGGACCGCGATCCCGTGACGGCGCGGCTAAAGCGCGACGAACAGGCGGTATGGGTTTACCTGCAAGAACTCGCTTTTCCCACTCATGCAGAATGTCGCCAGCGGCCCGGATAAGTTCCTTTTCACTGAGTTGCCCTTCCATTCCCCGGCGGCGCAGCTCCAGGCAGACGTGGTAATACAGCGGATTTTTATCTCTCCAGGGGAACTGCTCACTGGTCGGATAACGGAAAACAAGCTTCCGCCAACGCCAGTATTCGCCCATGATGTCGTCAACACTGACCCCGAGCGCTCCACTCCCCTCACGGCACCACGAAATAAACTGACCTGGCGACGGCCAGAATGGAGACTGGCTGGAACGGGCTTTCTGCATTCCGGCGGATAGCTGCTTGCGGGTGCGGATGCCATTTTCTGAAAATGCCGCTATCCACTGCTGCTTAGCTACTCGCTCGTCAGCATCGGAGCGGAGATTGGTTTGCGTCGCGGCCGGGAAAATCTGCTTCAGTTGCATGAACAGCGCGTCAACAAGGCGCTCAGCGTCTGAATTCACAACCCGGCCATGCTCAGGGTTGCCCCCGGCTATGCTTGCCATCGCTGCGCCATCCCGATTGTTTATTGCGCGGTAGAGTTCAGGTTTCATAGGAAATCCCTCCATGCATCCGGGCTGTTCCAGTGGATACTTTCCTGATCGGTATCTCTGCTGCGCTTCGCCTGTCCGTCAGGTTCGAACAGACCCTGCCAGCCATTCGCAATACTGCGGTTAATAATTTCTTCAGGTGTGTATCCGTTCAGCCTGCAGCGGTCAAGCAGGTTGATAGCCTGCGTCACGGTCTGCTGAGACTTGATCGGCTTTTTCAGGTCACGGCGGTATTCAACCCATGAAGACCAGATGATCGAAGACAGCCAGTCAGGCAACTGAACACTTGATGCATCGAACGAAACCGCCCGGGGGGGTTTAGGGGGGTTATTACTATTGTCTTTACTGTCTTTTGTAATAGTGTCTTTTGTGTTTACCTGATTTGGGTAATAGCCGTTACCTGATTCGGGTAAACTTTTCTTACCTGATTCGGGTAAACTTTTCTTACCTGATTCGGGTAAACTTTTCTTACCTGATTCGGGTAAATTTACCTTTTCCAGGTAAGGTTTTTTTTCTGTACCTTTTACAGGTAAAGATGACCATTCGCTGACCGTTTTATTAATCCCGATAACACGACCGGTTTGAGTTAATATCCCCCGCTTAACCAGGGCGCTTTTTGCAGATGAGCACTTATGAGGGAGAATGCCGGTCAGCTCCGAGAGCTGCTCGTTACTGACCCAGTCAGATTTCTTATTGAAGCCGTATGTTTTGCGCATGACAGCCATGAACACCAAAAGCTGATGCTGCGACAAACCTGCATGCATTACAGCCTCAAGGATCTCATTGGCGATGCGCGTAAACCCATCATCGAGATCTGCCACGCGCGGCTCCTTATGTGCCACGTCAGGCACAGGAAAATTGATTACTTCAGCAGTGTTTGCCATAATTACTCCTGTGAATTGATCCAGTTAATTCCACCAGAAAGCCGTTGGTGACCCCTCACCGCGGCTTTCGCCTTTTTGGTTGCTACCATTTTCAGTCCCACCCCAGCGCATCCGGCCTGGCTCGTTCAGCCTTTAGCCCGGCATCAGCGAGAATCTCTACGGCTGTGAGATAGTTTCTGGATACCAGTACCGCCTCCGGTGGCGCGGCCTGAATTCCAAGAAAAGCCAGCTCTTTCGCCATGTTGCAGAAATATCCCTCAGCTTTACGTCTGCTGACTGTCGACTCGCTGATGCCCATATGCTCGGCGTAAGATTTCTGACCTACCGATGCAAGCCGGTTGAGCAGGACGCTCTCTATTTCAATCGGGTTGATTTCTGGTGGGTCTAACTTTCGTGCAATTGCGTTCTCCATGGGTAAATATCCTCTATGGTTGTTTGGCTGATGCCTCTTGGCTTGGTAATCCATCTGTTGGGTTTGGGTAGAGATCAGGGCGCAGTTCGTGTGGGGTAACACCAGTAGCGCTGTAAATTGGAAGTACTCGATCGGCAGGAACCACTCCTTGATAACGATTCCGCCAATGACTGATGGTCATTGCGCTTACTTCCAGTAGTTCAGCAAGCCGGGTTGCGGTTCCTGCTCTGGTAATGGCTTTATCAATTGCTTTCATATTTGACTCCAGTGGCAACAGCCAAATTAAACAAAATGTTTATCATAATGTCAACATTTTGAATATTGAGCTAATAAACTTTTGGTTTAGAATTGTGTTATGAAAGAAAAAACTCATCAGATTAATCACCCACAAGTGCAGAGGCTCAACGAGATCCTCGAACTTAAAAAGTTGACCAAGTCGGACATGGCTCGCATTTGCGGGGTCAGTGCTCAGTCGGTCAATAACTGGTTTGTGCGCGGTACAATTGGGAAAAGCTCGGCGATAAAACTGGCAGACGCGCTTGGGGTGAGTCTTGAGTGGGTTCTTGGCCAAGAGGTCGACGAGAGGGACGGTTTAAAGGCCGACGAACGGAGACTGCTCGAACTATATCGCCAGCTTCCAGATGACGAGGAAAAGCAGAATTTTCTTCGGGTATTATCGCTTCGTCTCAAGGAACTGGATGCCATGTACGAGAAGTACATGAAGGGAAGGATTCGAACGCGCGAAGATTAAGATAAAAGCTCGGAGTAATTATCAAAATGACTCATTCTCAACATAGCAAGGAATAATTATGCCAGCATCGGTAATTAGCTTTATTAATATGAAAGGCGGGGTAGGAAAAACAACTCTATGTGTTGGCATTGCTGAGTTCATGGCTAACTATCTTGGTAAAAGAGTTTTAGTTATTGATGTTGATCCTCAATTCAATGCAACTCAATCACTCCTAGGTCATTATGGTCGTGTCGATGAATATCTTGATCAACTTCAAACAAATAAAATCACAATACGTCGAATTTTCGAAGTTCCAACATCCATTATGGATACGGCTCAAGCCATTAGACCTGTTGATGTTATAACTAAAGTTTCTGATAACCTCGACGTCATCTTAGGTGATATTAATATAATCTTTGACACATCTCAGGAGTCTGTAAGAATATTCAAAATCAAGAGGTTCATCGATGATAACAACCTCCGTGACCAATATGATTATATTTTCCTAGATAGCCCTCCTACAATATCAATTTTCACTGATGCTTCACTTGTTGCTTCAGATTTTTATGTCGTTCCGGTAAAAATTGATCACTACTCCATTTTAGGAGCAACTAGTCTGGTCAGTGTGGTGCGAAATGTAAGACACAATCATAATCCGAATATTAGACACTTAGGATTCGTTTACACCAATACTGATGATGAATTGACATTAAAAACAAGCAAGATAAAAGATAATTTTGAAGAAAAATTCAGTGAATTTTACTTCTTTGAACATAAGTTATCATACGTACGAGATTTAATGGTTGGGCAGCAGGGTAACATTCCCTCTTGCTATACAAAGTCAAGAAGTGATATAAGCGCAATATCAACAGAATTCGCATTAAGAGTTGACCAACTAATGGTGAGTGAAAATGGATAAAGAACAATACAACACTCTATTCAGGTTTGCCCATGGCGGAGTAACAAAAGAATCCGCGATAGGTCTTTTTGTGACCATCTTACTTGATAAAGATTTGTTAAAATCAAATCATGATGTAAAAGATTTTGTTGAAAGTGTCTTTTCCATAGCCCTATTACCATACGTTGTTCGCTCAAGAACACTTATTTGCGCAAAAATATGCAGATTTTTAGTAAGCAGAGAAAGAAAAGAAATCAATAACTATGGTGTTATGGCTCGTTCATATTTCGAAAATATTTTTTCTAAAGAAGAAGACCTGCAAGGCCATAAAAAAAGAAATACAGCACTTTCTAATATGGATCTGTGGGTATCTAGGATGCTTAAGAAAGGCGATAAATAATGCTTTCTAACGACCCATACGGCAACAGAGCAGAAACTGACAGGTTTCGCCAAGAGGCAACTAAGTATCTGAGTGATGAGTCAGATATAAATACCTTGGTAAGTGTTTTCAAACACGTTAGAATTTATAGCATGATTATTGAAATGAATACCAATCTATCACACAAATCACATGTGAAGGGTATAATTTATGATTCTTTAAATTCCATCGTTGCAATATTAAATAAAAGAGAACGATATTTACATTTAAATCTTCGTTCTATGATTGAGCATATAGCAAGAATAGCTTTGAATAAAACTTATTCTGGTGGTGATTTCGATGGAACGGTACGACGACGAGATTTTGATTACCTTAAATCTAATAGAAGAAATGAAAATTGGAACTATCTGCACAATGTTTATATAAACGCTTGTCATTATGTGCATTTTTCACCGCAAGCAAATATTAACACGTCAGCAACTTTTTTGCAGTTGCTTGTAAACGACTGCCATTCATCGCAAAAGAATCTTATTCGTAATCTACATAGATTAACAAGTTCCGTAATGGAAACTTACATTACTTATTTTCACTATGAAGTTGCGAGTACATTTTATAGATCCATGGCAGATCTGAAGTATCTGCTGGGGAATAGTTTATACACCAAATTTAAAGCGCTGAACTAACACCTCTAATTTAACCGGGCAACAAAGACGTTTTTTATCCTTAGCCCCCTTCCCCAAAACTGCAAGTGATCCCAGCCTCATGGCTGGTTTTTTTTGTCCAAAATCGGCATAAATCACACCTCCAAAAGTCAGATTAAACATTTTGTTTATTGATTTATACTCATTATGTTGACATATGTTTAAACATTGTGTTTAATGAAATCACCAAAACGCACCACGACCACCCAGGCAGGACGCCCACGAAGTAGCCGTCCGGGGCATACGAAGACCGGAATGAGGTGGAAAAGTTAACGCGCAGAAGGTGATAAACGTTCCGCTGGCCGGCGATAAGGCAAACGAGGGTGAGAATGATTGATTTCGCACGTAAACCAGCTCGACAGCAGGCCGTCCCGCTCAACCGGATTGAGGTTTTAATCCGCCGCCTCTGCTACCTGCTGGCGCAGAAAGGAGATCCGGATGCTTAAACAATGCGGTTACTGCCGCAAATCCATTGATGAAGGCAAAGAAGTAAAAAACACCCTTCTCTATCGCAACGGCTCGCAACTGGCGAGCAAAGAAAAGGAATATTGTTCCAGGCAGTGCGCTGAATACGACCAGATGGCGCACGAAAGTTAAATAGTAGTTCCGAAATATGAAATGAAAAATTCGCCATTAATTTGGCGTGGCTTCCTACACCCTGAATTTAAGACTGGAGAAATTATGGAAATCGTAAAAATCGAAATGAACCTGAAAGCAGTTAATAAGAGCATTGCTTTATTCAATTGCGAAAAGAAAGTCTCAGGCGTTATTCACTCAAATTCAACTGGCGAAACCACTGTGATTCTCGACGGTGGATATGTACTCGGAAAGTTCGACTGTCCTCATTGTGCTGTAAAAGCCATTTCGCTGCTCACAGTCAAGGTAAGTGATGGAGAACAAGCAGGGTTTGGTAATTACCGAAGTTACAAGCTT